TAATGTTGGTGTTTAGTCCGCCTCTGCATGAAAAACCAAAAGGTTGTGAAGCTGCCATTAAACAAATCTCACTCTGTCGTCACTCATAAAAAATGGTGTAGGTTCAAGAAGATTAGAGCGCATACTACGCAATCCTTTCTTGTAGTCATCTAGTGCAAACGCTGCGGCTTGTGGATTATCTTTAAACTGCCAAATATAGTACCTAGCTCGTGCAAGAAGTACAGGTGCGTAAACATCTGGAAATACTAATGTATCTCCATAACCATCTAGTTTTGTGGGTAAGTCATAGGCGTAAAACCAAACTTTATAAACCTTGTCGGGTATGGGGCTAAGTCCGAACTTGCGAGAGTCGGGGCTTCTAATTATTATGTTGGGTACGCCATGATTTTGTGTGTCTGCATCGTCTAAGTTTTCAGAGTTTCTTCGGAATCGTTTCCATTGCTCTAACGTGCAGTATTCTAAATTGTTGCCTGTATAAGGCGCAGACTCGCCATCAACACCTACTGTAGTTAAGTAGAAGTTGTCCCAGTCTACCGACCCATAATCTGTTGTTATAGAATCACTAGCTGTTTTTAATTCGTAAAATCGTTGACCGGCTACTGTATCCACAACTACGTTTCCGTACATCGGGTCAGTGCTTCCGCTTTCTCCAGTTGCTAGGAAAGGCCATTGCGGTTCATAGTTTACAATATCTAGATATGCTTTGTTTACTGAATCTTTTACATGTTGTTGAACACCAATAGCTGTAGCAAAAGTAGAAGTAGTTAACGGAAGTTCGTTAAGCTCTCTAAGGAGTTCGTTGGTTAAATCAATGTAAGATGATGCCATGTTTATTCAGTCCTTTATGTTATTAAAGTTTGGGGGCTTTTTACAGCCCCCTCGCTTATTAAGTTTCTACTATGCTGCTAAGTTGTAGAAAGCAGCTACTAGTGCTTCAGGTCGTAAAACCTTAACACCAAATACGTGCAAACCACGGCAAATATCACCGAAGCTATCTGGGTCACGAATAACCTCAGTGCTTGTGATAGTTTGTGCAGTAGCAGTAGAAGAAATGTGACCGGCAAGAATCTTACCGTCAGCATTTGTTGGGGCTGCAATGTTGTTAGACTTGTACATGCTAAAGCCACGCAACTTACCAGAAGTTACTAGACCGTTGCGGATAGAGCCTTGACCTGCGTTGAAGTCTACAGATAGTAGCTTAGAACCTGACTCCGACAATTTCTCATAGAAGCTAGGTGGAGCTACAACCCAACGACCTTCTTCTGGCACGTTTTGCTCATCAAGAAGACGAGCCATTTTTGCCAATAGGTCTAGTGGGTCAGTACCATCATGATGTAGACCAACAGCAGAAGCACCGTCATAAAGACCTGTAGCTACAGAAGCTGTAGTGTCAGCGCCTAAAGTGTGGTCTGGAGATGTAGTAGTTACACCCGCAAACATTTTAGCAATTACACCTGCATCGAACGAATCACGTAGAGCATAAGCTGCTGATGAAGCTGCAACTTCTTTGAAGTTTACGTGAGACATTTGAGTTTCGATGTCGTCTACAACAAACTTAAATGCGTTTGCTGTGTCAACTACTAGACTTACTTCAGTATCGGTTAGTTTAGTTTCAGTAACATCTGCACCACGCTCATACTGATAAATAGTAATGGTTGGTTCTTTGATGATTTTTACTGAATCACCGTATGCAGAAATTTCACCTGCGTAATCGGTGTTTGTGATTGCTTCAGCAACTGACGCTTTACGGAAGAAGTTGAGAACTTTCTTAGAGTAAATCGCAGGCATGAAGTTAGTGCCATTACCAAAGTTACTTGGTGATACTGCGGGGTCACCTACAGCGGTTTGTCGAAAATATTGGTCTGATACGTTATTAGCCATGATTATGTTTCCTTTTTATAAAGACATTTGTGTTAACCGACTACTCTGCCTTCAGACATTGCCAAGTCGATTTCTTGCTCGTACTTGTCATATTGGTCTATGGACAGCGCAGCGATTTCCCGTTGTGACCATACTTTTGGTTCGCCTGCATCAACAGTTTTTGTTTTGGTTGAAACCATATCAGCTGCAGAACCAGATGGTCGAGATTGCGACCCTCCCGTTGTACGTGAAGAAGTATTGCCAGTTTCTGATTTATAAATGTCAATAGCTTTGATTGCTAAGCTTACGTTATTAGGATTATTGTACACCCAATCTTGAATAGCTTGGGGTTGGGATTTAGCCCAACTATGAAACTCTGTGCTTTCTCTAACTTGTGCAAAGTCTGGGTGAGCTTGTTGTAAAGACATTTCTGCTTCTTTACGAGCTACTTTGGCTTCACGTTGTTGTAAAGTTGGCGTAGGTTTTCTAGTTACAGGAGTTCGTTTAACAGGTTGATTAGCGGACTTTTCTACTTCTTCTCGATTCCTTACGGTCTGTTCGACTTTCTGGTGCATTCGAGATTGAGCAGCAGTCTCTTTTTCTTTTTGCTTAAACTCATTAATCTTAGTATCGTAATGTTTTTTTAAATCATCGTATCGTTTTTTATAATTATCATCCGAAGGGGTCGCTTTGCGAGTAGCCTTCTTCTTTGGTTTGTCGTAGTAAACTCCATCAGCACTTTCAAAGGTTTTTTCATCTTCGATGTCATAGCTTTTGTTCATGTTGTATGGATTTGCTACTTCTTCTTCTGTTTCTTGTGTTTCTTGTACTTCAGTCATGTCACTCTCCTGTGGGGGCTTGAGTCTTTACAAGGTAGCCGTATTGTTAGCTAAACAATTCGGGGCTTGTTACTACAAGGTGGCCTATAGGTTAAAAATAATAATAAGGGGTTCTTTCGAAGTAGCCTTATCGTTTGCGTACACTTGGCATTGCATTTGCTGATAGCATTTGGTTGTGAACCTCTTCATCATAGTCTTGTTCGCCCATTAAGCTATCCATCATGCCGCCTTCGTACTTTTCTTCTCGGTCTTCGTCATAGTCACGCTCAGCATCATCCATCATTTCTTGGAGTTTGTCAGCGCCTATAACTTCTACCGATTTTTTGGTGAAAACAAATTCACCATCCGATAACCTTGCAGGTATCGAATCTGATGTGCCGTCTCCCGGACCTTCTACAGCCCCTTCTCCGGCAAATTCTCCTGCAGTATCCATAAGCTTATCAAAGATACCGCCTAGTCTGTCATCTTCAGCTAGTCTTTCTAGCAAGTAATCTTGTTCGTCATCACTTAAAGATTCACCTAGTACATATTCTGTGTATTCGTTTTCCATCTCGTTATCAGGAAGTTGAGACTCTAATACTTCTTCCATATCTTCAGGAGCAATATTATCGTATGTATCTTCAGGCATATCTAACTCACCGCCTTCTGCATAACCTTCAACATCACCACCTTCTGCATATCCAATAGATGGCATATTGTTAGAAGCTTCAATAGGGTCAGGACCTTCTAAGTTGCTAATAGTAGCTTCTTTATCTTGATGAGAGCCTGTAATTTTTTGCATCATTCCTAAGATACTTTTTTCTTCTTCTCCTGCTTTAGAAAAAAACATTTTGCCTACTTTATCTAAACTTTGTAATACGTTTCCACCAAAAGCTTTTCCTTCACGCATCTGGTCTTCAGGTCCAAAAGCTTCTGGTTCAGCAAAAGAAAGAACTTTCATAAAATCGTCTTCGTTTAAAAGAGGTTTCTTTTCTTGTTCCATTTGAGTTTGATGTAAATCAATAATAAACTCTCCAACGGCTTCTTTAGATTTAAGTAAACTTTTATCTGGAGATTCTTTTATAGACTCTAAAATAAACTGCTTGTCCATTTTTTTGTTTCCACCAGAAAACTGTAAAGAATTTACAAGCTCAGTTGTTTCTCCTAGAATACCAGAATCTTCTTTAGGTTCTATTTCTGGATTACTTTTTACTTTAGCTACAGCTTCTGCCATTTCTTCAGTTTTTTTAGATACTACAGGTTCTGGTTTTTTAACATCAGCTACATCCTGACGAGCTTCAGCTAAAAGAGAATCAGCTCCTTCTGCTGCTTTTTGAGCTACTGAGCCTACTGCTTTCTTCATTCTTTTTTTGCCTTTGTCATCACAATGCATGATTAATCCTCTTTACGTTTTTTGGCTTCGATAGCCTGTTCTTTTAAATTCATTAAACTAGCCAGTGAACTCACTTTCCCCTGCTTGCGGTACAGCTCCAATTCCGATGTTGCCACCGCCAGTCCCTGTAGCTCCAAGTTCCGGAGGCAT